TTCCGATAACGTTTAATTATCGGAAACAACTGTAGGTTGTATCGTGGCTCGTGTAGGTTGGTGCGTGTCGCTTGGCTATTGCATAGGGAATAAGAGGCTCAATTCCCGTATAGGTTGCATTTTTTAAGTCATTGATTCTAATACCCTTTTTTTTAAAAAAGAGTGTCTTTGCCGATGACCCTTGCGCAGGACTTATACATGCACTACAGTAGATTTTTGTATGGACCCTAAAATTACAAATGTTGACCTATTAACTACTGATCAATTACGTGAGAAAGTTGAGCACGCATGGATCCAACATATTAAGCTGTGCCAGGATAATTTTTTATATTTTGTGAAAGAGATGTGGCCAGACTTCATTTTTCGTAAAGAAACTGAAAGGACCCGATGGGGACATCACCAGATAATTGCTAATGAATTTACTCGTATAGCAAATGAGAAAAAAGGGAGGCTCATAATAAACATGCCTCCTAGACATACTAAATCTGAGTTTGCTTCAATCTATTTTCCTGCTTGGATCATAGGGAAGTATCCTAAAATGAAATTAATGCAGGTATCACACAATGCGGAATTATCAGGAAGATTTGGTAGTAAGGTTCGTAACTTGATTGATTCACCACAGTATAAACAAATTTTTGGTGACGTAAGGCTCAGAGAAGACTCAAAAGCCAAAGGACGTTGGGAAACTAATCATGGTGGAGAGTATTATGCTGCGGGGGTCGGCGGAGCTATTACTGGACGAGGTGCGGATTTATTAATTATTGACGACCCACATACTGAACAGGATTCCTTATCTAATACTGCTATGGAAAGATCTTATGAATGGTATCTTTCAGGACCCAGACAGCGTTTACAACCAGGTGGTTCCATATTGTTAGTTATGACTAGATGGGCAGAAGATGATTTGACTGGTAGATTAATTAAGGCTCAAACAGAACCAAAAGCAGATAAGTGGAAATTAATTTCATTTCCAGCAATTTTAAATTCAGGGAAACCAGTTTGGCCTGAATATTGGAACCTAGAAGAATTAGAAAAAGTAAAAGCTTCATTAAGCATTAGAAACTGGTCGGCTCAATATATGCAGAATCCTACATCTGAGGAAGGTGCAATTATAAAACGAGAATGGTGGCAAGAGTGGAAACATGACTACATACCTAATTTACATCATGTAATACAAAGTTATGATACGGCGTTTAGTAAAAAAGAAACTGCCGATTATTCTGCTATTACTACATGGGGTATATTTCAACCGAGAGAAGATGGTCCATTTGCTATTATCCTATTAGATGCTATTAAAGGTAAATATGATTTTCCAGAACTTAAGAATGTAGCTTTTGATGCATATAAATATTGGGAACCTGAAACAGTACTAATTGAAGCCAAAGCTTCAGGACAACCATTACTTCAGGAGTTTAGAAGAGCTGGTATTCCAGCTGTAGATTTTGTTCCTAATAAGGGAAATGATAAGCATACTAGGGTAAATGCTTGTGCTCCTATATTTGAATCTGGCAATGTTTTCTATCCAAAAGGCGAAAAGTTCGCTACAGACGTGATTGAGGAATGTGCTGCTTTTCCTCATGGAGAATATGATGACTATGTTGATAGTATGACACAAGCTGTGTTAAGATACCGACAAGGTAGCTTTATTAGTACATATAGGGATTATGTGGAAGAAGACAGGCCGCCCAAAGAATATAAATATTATTAGAGGATAGTATGAGACAAAAGAGTGGAGCTAAACAAAGCAAAGTAAAAACAGTTATGCATGAGTTTAAATCTGGAAAACTTAAATCTTCTTCTGGTGATAAAGTAACTAACCCAAAACAAGCTATTGCTATTGCATTGTCAGAAGCAGGTTTGTCTAAAAAAACAACAGGAGGCCACATGGCTAAAAGTAAAAAATTATTCGGCGGTAAAGAAACGTACGGAGAAGAATTAGCGGAAGCTAAGTCAGTTAAGTCTGGAAAAACTTCAGAATCAGAATTTGTAAAAGGTGAGAAGTCAGAAGGACATAAAGGTGAAGAATTAAAAAGTTTATCTAAACAAGCAAAAGATATTAAATCTGGAAAAGTATCTCCAGAATCTTATGCTGAAATGGAATCATCTGAAACAGATGGCAAACGTGGTGGTGGAGCTATCATGGCTTCTAAAAAATCTACTATGGGTGTAGCTTTAAAAGAAGGTGGAGATAGTAAACGTGGTGGTGGAGCAATCATGGCCTCTAAACGTTCTACTATGGGAGCAGCCTTAAAAGAAGGCGGATATGCAGATGTTAAAGGTACTGGTGTTGCTGTAAAAGGTTTTAGACCAGCTAAAATGTCATAAGACTATGGCTGATAAAAAAAAGAAAAAATCAGATTACAATGCAGATGATGCTGTAAGAGATGTTGGTCCTTTTTATACAGATTCAAAAGGAAGAAAATCTCAAATACCTTCTAAAGAAATGTATGACTTAATGCATCCATCTGATGAAGAAGTAAAAAAAGAAGCTTATCGTTTTGATAATTTTGATAAAGTTCCAACAATGGAAAATATGCCATACTATCCAGAAAAAGATCCTGGGGTAATGACTAATATGCCATACTATCCAGAAAAAGATTCTGGGCTTTCAATTCCTATGAGTGGAAGATCTCCAGAAGATTATAAATCTTTTAAAGAAACACCTTATGAAAAAAGAAGTTACAAAGAAGGTGGAGATATCCATATTGAAAAAGGACACAACTATATTAAAGATTTAATTAAATAGGAATTAAAAATGCCAGATGATAAAAAAGGTAGAGTAAAAATTAATCCAAAAATTGTAGAAGAACATAAAAGAGAACAAAAAGAAGGCTACAAAGGAACAGTAGAAGATTATTACGAAGAGTTTTATGGACCTGTTGATCTTGGTCTTAAAAAAGGCGGAGAAGTTAGCGTGTCAAAAGGACACGACTATATTAAAGATTTAATTAAATAGGTTTTATTATGGCTGTAATGAATACTTTAGTAAGAAGATTATTTGATCAAATTAAAGGTAAGTCTATTCTACAAGGAACACCTACAAATAATAATTTAAATAGTTCACCTAGACCTTTAGATATTAATCAACCTAGAACAGCTCAGTTTTCTGGGGCTAATGTTAATTCTAATTCATACGGAAAATCAGATGGTATTATTAGTAAATTAATTTCTGCAAAAGAAGGTGGAGAAGTTTTAGCTAAAGGTAATAAACTAGCAAAACACAGACCAACAAAACTATATTAAAGCTTTACTTTAATACAGTTTAGTATAAAAAGATTTATTATGGCAGTAGAAGATAATACAGAAATACCTAATTTACCAACAGGAGAAGTAGCACCATCAGAACATTTAACTGATATGTCTGTTCCTATGGAACCAGTTGATGTTCAAATTGAAGGACAAGAAATTCCACAACAAGCACCAATAGATCCAGAAAAAGATTTTCATAAAAATCTTGCAGACGATATGGATAAAAAGATGCTTAATAAATTAGCTAATTATTTAATTACAGAATACAAACAAGATAGAGATTCAAGACAAGATTGGGAAAAAGCTTATGTAGAGGGTTTAGATCTTTTAGGATTTAGATACCAAGATCAAACTAAGCCTTTTCAAGGCGCGTCAGGCGTGACTCATCCATTACTTGCAGAAGCCGTTACACAATTTCAAGCACACGCTTATAAAGAATTATTACCAGCATCAGGTCCTGTAAGAACACAAGTTGTAGGAGATGCATCTGTTGAAACAGAACAACAAGCTCAACGAGTAGAAGACTTCATGAACTTTATGTTAATGGAAGAAATGGAAGAATATACTCCAGACTTTGATCAATTATTATTTTATTTACCATTATCAGGATCAGCATTTAAAAAAATTTACTTTGATGAAGTATTACAAAGAGCTGTATCTAAATTTATTCCATCAGAAGATTTAGTAGTTCCATACTACGCAACTGATTTAAAAGATTGTGAAAGAATTACACACGTTCTTAAAATGTCTGAGAATGATGTTATTAAAAATCAAAAAGCAGGTTTTTATAGAGAAGTAGATTTAAGAATGGCAACCGAGCCAAACCCTAGTGATATTAAAAAGAAATATAGTCAAATAGAAGGAATTAAACCAGCAGCATATACAGACAATCAATATAGCATTTTAGAAATACACGTTGATTTAGATTTAGAAGAATATTCATTACCTTCTAAACAAGACGATACTATGGATAAGAATGTTAAAGTTCCTTACATAGTAACTATTGATGAAGGCTCACAAGAGATACTTTCAGTTTATAGAAACTGGGATATGAAAGATCCTCTTAAAACTAGAAAAGATTATTTTGTACATTTCAAATTTTTACCAGGTTTAGGATTTTACGGTTTTGGATTAATTCATATGATAGGTGGATTATCTAGATCAGCTACAACTGCATTAAGACAATTATTAGATGCAGGAACATTATCTAACTTACCCGCTGGATTTAAAGCTAGAGGACTTAGAATTAGAGATGATGACCAACCGTTTCAACCAGGTGAATTTAGAGATGTAGATGCACCAGGTGGAAATATTAAAGATCAATTTCAATTATTACCTTTCAAAGAACCAAGCACCGTGCTTTATCAATTGATGGGCTATTGTGTTGAAGCAGGACAAAGATTTGCAACTATTGCTGATATGCAAGTTGGAGATGGTAATCAAGCGGCTGCTGTTGGAACTACAATTGCATTATTAGAAAGAGGATCAAGAGTAATGTCCGCTATTCATAAACGATGTTACTATTCTATGAAGTCTGAGTTTAGATTACTTGCTGAAATATTTAAAACATATTTACCACCAGTATATCCTTATGCAGTACACAATGCAGATAGATTTGTTAAATTAAAAGATTTTGATGATAGAGTAGATGTTATACCAGTTGCAGATCCTAATATATTTTCTTTATCTCAAAGAATAACATTAGCTAATGAGACACTAAGAATTGCAATGTCTGCTCCAGATTTACATAATGTTCCTGAAGCTTACAGAAGAGTTTATAGAGCATTAGGAGTTCAAAACATTGATGAGTTATTAAAACCAGAACCTCCAGTTATTCCAAAAGATCCAGCTATGGAAAACACAGAAGCTTTACAAATGAAACTTCCTAAAGCATTTCCACAACAAGATCATGATGCACATATAGCAGCTCATTCATTATTTATTAAAACAAGAATGGTACAAATTAATCCAGCCGTATATGCTTTATTACAAGGACATATATCAGAACACATTTCGCAAAAAGCATCACAAGAAGTTGTAGAAGCTTTAGCACAAAGCCCAGCAGATAAATTATTATCTAAACAAAACCCACAAATGTTTACAATTAAAATGAATGGTATGATTGCACAACGAGTAGTTGAGCTTACTGCACAATTACAACAAGCAGAGGCTGCAGGTGATCAAAAGATAGATCCATTAGTTGCATTGAAACAAAGAGAATTAGATTTAAGAGCAATGGACTTACAAAGAAAACAACAAGACGATGCTATTAATAATGCTATGAAAGCTTCTTCATTTAAAGTTGATACTTTAATGAGACAACATGAAATAGAAGTTCAAGATAAACAATCAGACGATAGATTAAATATTGCTAAAGAGAAATTAGATATCTTAAGACAAAAACAAGATAATAAACAAAAGCCTCAGCAATGATGAAAACAAAAGAACAGCTTAGAGCAGCAATGCCTGGCAAAAGATTTGGACCTCCTCCAAGAAGAGGACCTAATCCACATTTACCACCTATTGGCAAAAATTTAACTATTAATGTTAAATCAGGAAATCTTGAAATGCCTAATTTGAAAATGCCAAAACTTAAAAAAGGCAAACTTGCCAGAAAGAAGAAAAAATAATGTTACCTTTATTAAACGCAGTTGCACCACTAGCTAAGATTTTATTTAATACAGTTGATAAAGCTGTTGAAGATAAAGATCTTGCAAATAAATTAAAAGCACAATTACAAACTCAGATGTTACAATCACATACTGAAGAATTAACTGCAGCTTCTAGAGTTATTGAGGCAGAAGCTAAAGCAGGCTGGTTTGCATCCAGCTGGAGGCCTCTTTTAATGTATGTATTAATTTTTATATTAATATGGAATTATGTATTAGGACCAGTAATATTATTTTTATTTAAAGCATCTATAACTATAACTTTACCAGGAGACGTTTGGACGTTATTACAAATAGGTCTTGGAGGATATGTTGTGGGCAGAAGCGCTGAGTCGGTTGCTAGAACAATGGCAAACAAACCACAATCAGTTAGTAAAGACCAAGAAAACGGATAATGAACTTCAAAGACAAAGGTCCTAACGATCTAGAAAAAATCATTTTTAACTTGCAAAGACAAATTAAACTGTTAAAAAAGAAGTTAAAAAAATAGATTATGCACGCCAGTTCAATGGACAACATGGGTAGATTACTTGAAAAGTATATTACCGAAGAATATTTAAAAAATAATCCTAAACCTAAATTAATAGACTTTGGTTCTGCAATAGCAGAAAAAGGACAACAGTCTTATAAAGATTTAAAAATAGTCTCAAAATTTGATTACAAAGGATTGGATGTTTACCCAGGAGAAAATGTAGATATCATTATGGAAGATCCTTATGTAATTCCTCTAGAAGATAATTCTGCTGACATTGTAATCAGTGGACAAGCTTTTGAACATATAGAATTCTTTTGGTTAAGCTTTTTAGAAATAGTTCGTATAGCAAAACCAAAAAGCTATATTATTATTACAGCTCCATCAGGTGGTTATGTTCATAGATATCCAGTAGATTGTTGGAGATTCTTTCCAGACTCTATGCCAAGTTTAGCTAAATGGGGTAAAGTAGATTTAGTAGAAACTTTTATAGTACAGGGTGAATGGGGAGATAATTTTGGAGTATTTAGAAAATAACTTTATTAAAGAACAATGGTGCGTGAAGCTTGTTAAAAGACACTAGTTACAACAATCACGGCCCACGGGACTTATTATGAATCATGTATTTTGCTTAGTTAGCACTAAAAACACGGAACAATTTACTAAACTAGCTTTAGATAGTTTCTTTAAGCACACTAAATTAGAAAAAGGTGACATATTTATATTTGTAAACAATGATGGAACCAATGCTTTTAGAAAAGATTACCCAATAGATATATATGTTAATAATAAAATGCCTAAAAGTTTTTCTAAAAACTTTAATAAAGGATTAAGAGTAGCTAAAAAATTTGAAAAACATTTTGTTTTATTAACAAATGACATTATTTTAACTGAAGGATGGTTTGAACCATTAAAACAAAGAGATGATTGTACCTTAGTACCCTCTTCTAACATTAATTATATTTATAAAGCAGATCAATTTAAGTTTGATTTTGTAGTTCAACTAGAAGATTACTTAGGAAAAGAAAAAATTTTAGACGAAGTTGTTAAATTTCATAAAAGTAGATTTAGTTTTGATAGTTTAGAGGATAAAATATTTATACAATTATACCTAGCACGTATTCCATATCAAATTCATAGTGAAATAGGTTATTTTGATGAAACTTTTTCTAATGCAGGAGGAGAAGATATGGATTATAGAATAAGATCAGCAATAAAAGGATATAAAACAATGATAGCTAACTATTCATTTGTATTACACTTTCATGGTAAGTCATCTTGGGATGGAGATGAAACAGATGCTCAAGAAAAAACACGTAGAATGAGTTATTTAAAACGAGGAAATGAAAAATGGGGAAAACATTTAACAGATATATTTATTTCTGGTGCAAAAGCAAAAGAAGTATGCTATGAACTTGGTTTTAAAGAACAATTTGATAAAGGTGAAGCATATAAAATCATGAGGATATTAGCCAAATGTTAGACTACAACACAATTCAAGACGTTAAACGAGTAATAGTAAAGCAAATAAACCAAATAAAGGAAGAACTTTGCTATGGTATAGACACGCTTGATAAACTTCATTATTCTAGAGGTCAAATCAGAGCTTTAGAAGCTCTGCTTCAGGATCTTAATGACCTGCTAAAAAAGGAGAATAATGATGACGAAAGCGACAGAGGAGATTCCTTCAAAAATTGAGGGACTTCTAAACGCATACAAAGAGGAACAAGAAATAAAAAAAGTTCTTGATCCTGATTCAATAGAAAAATCCACTTTAGATAGAATGCCTAATCCTACGGGATATAGAATTCTTGTATTGCCGTATGCAGGACCTGCTACGACTAAGGGTGGAGTAATTCTATCAGATAATTCCAAAGACACTATTCAGATGACTACTGTTTGTGCTTACGTTCTTAAAATGGGAGATCTTTGTTACAAAGACAAAGATAAATTTCCAAATGGACCGTGGTGCAAAACAGGAGATTGGGTAATTTTTGGACGTTATGCTGGTAGCCGATTCAGAATTGAAGGCGGTGAAGTTAGAATTCTTAATGATGATGAAATCATTGCTAAGATTGATAACCCTGCTGACATTCTGCACATGTACTAAGGAGGAAAACACATGGAAAACAAACAAGTAGTAAACACACAACCTGAAGTTGAATTAGACCTAGATGGTGTAAAAGAAACTTCAATTGAAATAAAAGAAGAAGCAAAGAAAAGAGAAAAACCACAAACACCTAATTTAAATTTAGGCGAAGTGGATCTTGGTTATACAACACATGCACCTAAAAATGCTAAAGAAGAAAAACCTAGTGTTGAAGTTCAAGAAACTGAAGAGAAGCCAGAAGTTAAAGTTAAAGTAGAGAAAAAAACTGAAGGCAAACCTGAAGTTGATGACTTAAGCCAATATACTGAAAGCGTTAAAAAACGTATTGATAAGATTACTTATAGATTACGTGAAGCAGAAAGAAGAGAACAAGCTGCTTTAGAATTCGCTAAAGGTCTACAGAAAAAATATTCAGAAACAGAAGCTAGATATTTAGATGTAGATACAAACTATATTAAAGAATTTGATGCAAGAGTTGATGCTCAAAGAGAACAGGTTAAAGCAAAGCTTAAATCTGCTATTGAAGCTCAAGATGCTAATCAAATAATGGAAGCTAATGATGAGTTAACTAAGTTATCCGTTGAGAAGGAAAAGGCACGTATCGTTATGAGCGAACGAGCTGCAGCTAAAAAAGCCTTTGAGGATGAACAGAAAACTCAAAAAGCTCAACCAGTAACAACACCTCAAAGAACTGCTACACCTAGTCCTAAAGCTAAAGTTTGGGCTGAGAAAAATGAATGGTTTGGCAATGATAAATATATGACAAATTCTGCATTTTTGCTTCATGATGACTTGGTAAGTCAGGGGTTTGACGCAGAGAGCGATGAGTACTATAATGAGGTAGATAAACGAATGAAGGAATTATTTCCTCATAAGTTTGTTACAAAATCTCAGGAAACTGAGGTTGCAGATGAGCCAAAGAAACCCGTCCAAACTGTGGCTTCTGCTGGAAGAAAACAACAAGGACGCAGAACCGTGACACTCACCAAGTCACAGGTGGCTATTGCTAAAAAATTAGGGGTGCCACTAGAAGAATACGCTAAATACGTGAAGGAGGTATAAATGAGCGATAAAAATAAAAATAGAACTTCACGCGAGTCTGAAGTAAGAAATAAGGATCTTCGTAAGAAGCCTTGGACTCCACC